TTGCCGTGCTTTGACAACATCAGGATGTCGATCAATGGTGTTTTGAACTGCTTTCTGCGGATTCTCAAAAAAATCTACTTCTGGCTCGACCTCAACAGGTTGTTGCTTTGGAGAGAGATTTTGCTTGATCAGTTCGTCTGCAAGTTTTCTGACTTCACCAACTTCTTGCGCTTGTTTGCCAATATACCTTTCGGCTTCTTGGTGCATTCGCACAACTTCTTCAAGAGACTTTGACCGATATTTCTCGGGAATCTCATTGACTTTGGCTTCTTCAACTTCCAGTTCGCCTAGCGTCTCGTTCTCTTGATCAACTAACATAATTTTTTCCTGCCATTTAAGGTTGTAGGACACAGCGCGGCATATTGCTTATGCGCTGGCTTTTTGCTCCGATTTCAGCTTATCTAGGTGGCTCTTTTCAAACTTACCGTGCGCTGACGGGAATGAACCTGACCACCCTTCAAGCCGAAACGCTGGGGTTTGCAAAGCGCGGTGGGCTGTCCCACCACACTCGCACTGAACGATTTTCATCTCATAACTGACAAATCGGTCAATCTTGTGTCCGTTTTCACAGACAAATCCGTAAATTCTTTTCATAAATCCTCGTAGGCTCTTTCGCTTACTTGTTTCAGATTCTTTAACCAAATCAAAATAGACAATTCGCCTTTTTTGAATTGTAAATCTTTTTCGTCCTGAACATTGCTGACATTGTTAATAGAGTTGATCACGTTGTCAACATCCTCCATTAAGTCAATCCATCCAGGCTTGGAAAATAGGTCAAATCTGTCGTCATAGTATTTTTGCAGTTCTGGAGTCATATGTTGATAACAAATTGCCAAGTAAACCAGGCGGTTAAGCCAACCACTACAGCTACCAATGCAGCCCATAGACCAAAAGTCAGTATGTCATTAATCTCTGATGCCCTAATTGCCTTGGCGTGAGCTGCTTCAGCTTCTGCCTTCTTGCGTTCAGCCACCATGCGATTGCGCTCCAGCATCAAGGAATTCCATACGTCGTCATTGCCCGACCAAATCAACATCTGCTTCAACTCGTTCTCTGCGTCTTGAAGCTGCTTGAGCTGCATCACCGTTTCAAACGCCACTGCCGTATCGCTCTTGCCAAAACCCTTTGGCTTCTTCTTGACCGACTCCTTGGCGATAACGTCCTTCGCCTCAAAGAACTTCATCAGGTCACCGCTGATGCCATTGATGTCCTTTCCCATCTTGATGGCAGCTTGAATGCCTTTGATGGCTCCTTGGGCTACAGCAAATGCGGTAATCGGGTCAATCATTTGTCCCGCCTATTCCACATCTCGAATAGCGTTTTGATCTTGTCCTCCAAGACAGCCACCCGCAAATCCAACTTTGCCAATACGATTATCAGCGTGATGATTGCCAGCAGTATGGGCCATGCTTTCGACAGGATTTCAAAGAAGTCCACTTCACAGCCCTAGTGCTTTCTTGACAAACTCAGCCGCCACACCTGGCCCAAACAAGACCGCCGCAATCACAACGTACAGCAGGTACTCAATCTTCGTTATCCGCTTTGAGCCAACGGCAAAGCTATTCTGGATGCCCTCGTACCGTTCAGCGCAAATAGCTTCATGCGTAGCCAGCTTGGCCTCGGTCTCGCTGATCATTTTTTCGGTCATGCTGTTACTCCTTTAATCAATGAGAAGTTGATTACAGGAGCATCGGTTGCAATGCCTCCAGTTGTGTAAAACGTAACATTAAAGCTACCAGCAGCAACTGCGGTAACCAACAAAACGTAAAGATTTGTTCCAGACTTTTGGTTTAAAATTATGGTATCGGTAGCCGCCACCAATGTATTTGTCACCGTAAATGTTGCCGCTACCATTGACCCTGCTGCCGAAAACATGGTAATTGCACCAGTTGGCTTGCTCAGTGTTACGCCTGTTGTCCTGCTTGTTAACTGAGTAACAGCACCGCCAGAGCCTGTGCCGTAGCCAAGATCATTAGGAGAAGTAACAAGTACGCCATTACTAGCAGAGATTGAATAAGCCTGTAATTTGCCGTAGACAGTGAGGTCTTGCTGTACATCTAATGCCGCGACAGAAGTCTGCCCTGTCAGTTGGATGTCAATGCTTGGTACTGTGTACTGGAATACGGTGTCGTTGGTCGAGCCAACCATGTACATCTTTGTGCCATCAGGCTTGATGTAAATGCCTTGAGGGGTTAAGTCTTGCGCCGCAACGCTAAATACGTTAACAAAAGCTGATGTACTAATATCCCACGGTGTTGTTAGGTTATAGACGTTAACGTCATCGCCTGTCTGCCCCATAACAAACATTCGTGAACCGTCGCCTGTAAAAGTTACAGCAGTGGCAACTGTTTCTTGCCCCGACACTGAGAACGATTGCAAGAATGTTGCAGTTGATACGTTCCAAGCGGTTGACAGCGTGTACCGATAAACAGCATCACCATTTTGTCCAACCATGTACATTGACAAGCCATCGGGTTTAAACCAAAAACCGCTGGGGGATGTGTCTTGCCCTGTAACAGAAAAGGAAACGCTGTCGTAAGACGCTGTTGCAACAGACCAAGGTGTGCTAAGTGTGTATTGGAATACCGTGTCGACGGCCGTTCCAATAACGTACATCTTTGTCCCATCAGCACGGAAAAACAATCCTTGAGAGAGAGTTTCTTGGGAGGAGATGCTAAAACTAGTTACAAACACCGCAGACGAAACAACCCAAGCCGTAGACAGGTTGTACTCGTTAACATCATCTCCCGTTGTTCCAATAATGTACATCTTCAACCCGTCAGGGCTAAAGAATAAATCGGTTGGCGTAGCTTCCTCCGCTGCAACAGAGAAAGACACACTGTCGTAGCTTGCACTAATTACGTTGACGTTGCTTAGAATGGTGTCACCAAATTGGCTTAAGCGACCAGCAGAATCTATGCGAACACGCTCAGTTGGCGTACTAGCACCATCAGCAGTTGTGCTGAACACCAACCGTCCGGGCATATCATTAGTGCCCGGAGTTCCGTCTACTAATCCGGCAATGCTTGCGGCAACAATAAAGTTTGTGCCATCATCACCTGTGAAACCAATCCCCCCTAATGAGTCACCAGAAGAAACAACTGCTTGAGTACCAACAGTCGCACTCTTTGAGCGAGACAAAGAAATTCCAGCACCCACAGTAGGGGATGTATTCCAAGTTGTAAAAAGAGCGCCTGCCGCATTTGAGTTGTTTCCTTGATACCCCCAGCCGGTTCTAGTTGTCCCGTTGTAATCATCGGCTGTAAGGATTGCGGTGGTGTAGCCTTGAATAACCCTACCTTGATTGTCAATTGCAAATGGTGTTGAATCAGGGTTACCAGCATCCTCCACTAGCAAAGCATTGCCTATATTAGTCTGTGTAACGCGCAAAGCGGCATTTGTTGCATCCGAAACAGAAATAACTGCGTTATAACTAAAAGTGGTTTGACCAGTGCTGTCAATTCTTACGCGCTCTGTAGCCGATTGAGAGCCGTCAGGGGTTGTGTTGAATAACAAGCGACCCGGCATATCATTAAGTCCCGGTGTGCCATCCACTTCTGCAACAATAGAAGCTGCGGTAGAAACCAAATCAGTACCATCGTCACCGTAAAAATAGACTCCACCAAGCTGGTCGTCTAATTGAACAATGGCGTTAGTGCCAATTGCTGCACCTCTGGATTTTCCAGCTTGTAAACGGGGCGGAGTAGTATCATTTGACCAGCGGAAAGCAGTAAATCCCGCTGTGCCGCCAGTTGATTGAGATTGAATGTTTGTGTTTTGGCCTGCTCCAATAGCAGCGGTATACCCAACAACAAGTTGTCCAACATTGGTAACAACCAAAGGACTTGCATCAGGACTAGCCGAATCTTCAACTACAAAACTACTCCCTGTACCCACATTCGTGATCGTCAACGGAACCGCTGTCCCGCTGGTCACTGTGAAGCTGCTTGCGGCTGTGCCCGAGGACACAAGGCTCGTTGCGGTGATTGCTCCCGCTCCAAGAGTCCCCACGCCAGCCATGTTGCCAGTGGTATCCGCAATGGTTACTACGCTGTTCTGTACTAGCTTACCAGTAGTGCCATCAAATCGGACAATAGCGTTGTCAGTTGAGGCTGTTGGGCCTGCGACATCGCCGCTGCTGCCAGCACTACCACCGCCTTGTCTCAACTCAACAAGCTGACGCTCCAACTCGGGCGGCACAACCTCACCCACATTGATTTGCTGACCAGAGGACAGGCTGATGACCAAACTGCCATCAAAGTCGATATTGGCATTGGTGACCGATACACCGTCCACACCGTCCACACCATCCTTACCCGGTGCGCCTGGGGTGCCTTGCTTGCCGTTGGCGCCATCACGCCCTGGCTTTCCATCGCGCCCGTTACGCCCATCGCTACCGTTTAAACCATCTCGCCCATCTTTGATGGTCAGGACGCGCTTTTCAATGACATCGGTTACGTTGTCAAACTTTTCGGTGATGTTAGTTTCAATTTTCTTGAACGCCTCAACCACCATCTGCACATTCTCAGCAGCCTTGCGCTGCTGCATCTGCTTGACCTCGGACACAGAGTTGTTGACCGCACCAAAGATATTGTCGGCAATGCCATCAACATTGGCATCGTTGAAAATTTTATCGATTGCCATAATTCAACTCCGTTGCTAGTTTTTCAAGGAACTGGTTTTCCATATCCACCACGTTGCTCTTGGCATTGTTCATTTGCAGTTCAACAATTTTGCTCTTATTTTTCATGTCAGCTTCCTTGAGCATGAGTTCAGCAATCTTGACACGCTTGTCAAACTCCTTGGCGTTTGCCGAGTCTTCATTGGGTAGGTTCTTGGTCAGGCTGGCGCTCATCTTGGCCTGCACCTCGGCCGGCATCAGCTGCGCCTCGGTCATTAGCTTCTGCGCCTCGGCCCTGTTCTGCTCGGCCTGGGTGGTGTTCACCGCAATCTGAGCTTGCGCCGCCTGCATCGCCAGTTGCTCCTGCATCTGGGCCTTCTGCTGCGCGTTGGGATCTGGCTGATTCATCTGGTCAAGTGCCGCCATCAACTCGTACCTGTTGGTCAGGCTGGAGTTGTTGAGGATGCCCTTCAAAATCAACGGTAGGACAGGGGTGTCTGGACCCAAGGTCTGCAACAGACCAATGAACTGCTGCTGCTCATGCTCTCTAGCAATGATGCCCAAGGTCGCAGTCGGGATGAACTTCATGTCAACACTTGGATACCTCTCAGGGTCAAACTGCATATAGCGGTAAGCCGCTTTTTCAATAAACGGTATGAGGAAGTCCTCTTGGAAGTTCACCAGAGTACGCTTGTACTTCTTGATAATGGTGGCAACCGCCATGTTCATGTTGCCGCCATCACGGGCCTGTTGGCTCACCATGCCTTGCGAATCCAAGGTGCCTGTGCTTTGCAGCAGCATCCTCTCAAACTCCTTGGCGGTGTTGAGGTTGTTGAGACTTGTCTCGCCAAACTTGAATGGAAACAGAATTTCGCTTGGGTTGCCGTTCACCAGTAGAGCCTTGCCTGGCTTCACTTCAAACTTGGCGCCACGGGGCAACCTGGTAGCGTCCATTGCCATCATTGGGCTGGTGGTCAGCGCCAGGCTGTCTAGGTGTGACCTGACTTGGGCGTCAATGGCCTTCTGCATATTGAAGGCTTTTTCTACGGTCCCGCGTCCCAGCAAACGGTTGGGCACAGTATCGTCCTGGTAGCTGATGACCGGGCGGTCCTTCATCATGTAAGGGTTGGCCTCGGCCTTGAGCAGCATCCCATCGTTGGCAATGACCACGATGGCCTCGACCATATTGCTGTACTCGTCGGCTGCTGACTGCTCGGGGAACAGATCGACGATCTCCTCGTCTTTCTTGTCCAGCATCTCCCTCGGCACCAGGCCGTAGTAGGTCAGCAGCAGCACCTTCTCGTCCTGGTACTGGCTGATCTCTTGGGTTGGCTCCAGGCCGGTGTCCTCGTAGGTCGGGGTGATGTTCACCTTGCGGTAAATCCCCTTCTCAATCCCCTCCACGATCTTGTGGATGGAGATGTACTTCTCAATCGCCACGCCCATGCAGTCATCAATGCTGGTGCCGTTGGGGTCAAACAGGAAATTCTTGGGGTTTATCGGCACAATCTTCACTGCCGTGCGCTCACCCTCCATCACACCAATGGCAGCGGCTGTTTGCCCTGGAACTGGCCTGGTCGCGGCAATAAACGTCTTTTCTTGCTTGACAATAATCTCGCCAATGCCAGTGCCGTAGATTTCAGCCATCAACTCAATCTGATCGATTGATTTCCTGATCTTGTCGAGCTTGAAATCCTCCATCATCTGCGCTTTGAGCATCGCAACATCGATTGGATTGTTGTTTACATCTTTCAGATCGTCGGTAATGTCAAAGAACTCGCCCTGACCAAAGATGGCCTCCATGATCTCAGCGTGTCGAGTCTCGACTGCTTGCTGGGTGGCAGGTGTGACGATGCGGCTGCGCTCAGATTCACGGGTTTTGTCCTCTGCTGCCCACTGTCCCCGGAAAATACGCTCGTATTCCAGGTAACTCTCAAGAAAATTGGCATTCCGGTAGTCGCGCCAGCGGTCGCAATGCTCGGTGACAAACAAAGTCAGGTCTTTGTCCTCTTGCGAGGGTTCATCAAACTCGTTTTGGTCTAGTTTTGCCATAGTCAAATCCCCGCAATGATGTCCATTGGCTCCCACTCTTCACTGTCATCCTGCTCAAAGTAACTGGTGACCGCCAATTGGTCAATATACGACAGCGCATCTGGCAAGTCATCGTGAACACCTTGAGATGGAAACATAAGCAATTGGTCTACAAATACATCCCAATCCTCTTCCCGATTGAGAATTATCCTTCCATGCTCAAACCGTCCCTGCAATGACCAGATGATTCTATCAGTCTTCTTCCGATTCCCATGTGTCAAATCCACAATGTGACTGTACACGTTATTCTTACGCATCAAATCACTCAAATACGGCAATACCGCATTTTTTAGCGAACCCTTCTCAATCCCAATAGACAACGGCCTGTATTCCCGCATCGCCAGCAAAATCTTTGACGCCGTCTCCCGAATGTCCCAGCGGCCATGCTCAATCTCTTTAACAAACCACTTACCGTCATCAGTGACCTTCACCACCGCAATGGCAGACTCATCCAGTCTTTTCTTGGCGTTAGCTGCCTGTTTAGCCACTTCCTCAAACCCAGCCAGATCCACCGCTACAAAATAGCTGCCGTTCTCAGGCTCTACCCCGTATTTGATCCATTCCTCTTTAAATACATCCGCCCCAGCATTGCTGAAACTTGCCATGTACTCCTGCTTGAATGAGAAGGTAGATAGCGTCTTCTTGGCCGATTCAATCTCAGTCGGGTCAATCAGCGGATTGTCCGCCGTGGTGAAGTGCCATGACTTCCAATCCTTATCTTGCTCCTCCTGACCCAACTTCCACAGATCATGGAACCAGTTCCGACCCTTTGGCGTACCAATGAACATCGCCCGACCCTTCTTGTCCGACAGCGACGCCCGAATAACCTGCTCCCAGGCTTCAGGCTTGATGTCCGCCACCTCGTCCAACACAGCATAGGTCAGGCTCACACCCCGCAAGGTATCCGGTCTATCAGCACCACGCACATAAATCTTAGCACCGTTGATCATCGTGATGTCAAGATTATTCACATGGCTATTCTGAATAACATCCCGTCCCAAATCCAACAGCAAGTCCCAAATAATCTGCCGCGACTGCCCCATCGTAGGCGATACATACAATACCGCTGAACCCGGTGGACACCGCAAAGCCTCAATAATCAAAGTAGTCGCCGCCAACCGAGACTTACCACACCGCCGTCCAGCAGCAATAACCTTGAACCTCGTATTATCGGTATATACCTTTTGTTGCCAAGGTAATAGGCTAAAGTTCAAGTCAGACATCAGTTATGTCCCCATTATTGGTTTGTTCAATAATAGTTGGTGCTTCACCCAAACCAGTTATATTAATAGTAACTGCTGACCTCTGACCCTTATCTTTTTCAAACATACTCATAGGCAACGTCCGGTCAAGACACATTTTTAGTGCCGCCATCTGACCAG